GTATTTAGTGCGTAAAAACACTTGACTATGGGTTGCATTTTTTAGTATAATATAAGTATGGAAAAACAAACAATAATCTTTGACGTTGACGGAACTATTGCTGACGTAGAGCATAGGAGACATCACGTTACTCAAAGACCTACTGACTGGAAATCATTCAAAGAACAAACTAGATTTGATACTCCTGTTGAATGGGTTTGTGATATTGCGAAAAGGCATATTGCAAGGGGTGACGATGTTGCATTCTTCTCTGCAAGAAACGAAGAACAAAGAAGTATCACTGAAGCTCAGATTGAAGCATGGATTGGTCTTGGTCACAAAGGTCTTTTTCTTAGACCCGATGGTGACTTCAGACCCGATGAAGAGTTTAAGTCTGACCTTGCAGATAAGTTCGAAGAGTTCGGTGGTAAAATCGACATTGTCTTTGACGACAGAAACAAGGTTGTAGATATGTGGAGAGCGAGAGGAACCACTTGTGTTCAAGTCGCAGAAGGAGATTTCTAAGATACCTTATTCAAGGTAAAAAAAAAGGTCTCGTAAGAGACCTTTTTCAAACTCGAAAGTTTTAATTTACAGAATGTTAGTAACTGCAAATTTTCTGTAGTACTGGTTAGTACCTGCAGATGCAAGTCCGTCAGCAGGTGTAGCACCTACGAATGGATTTGAAACCATACCATATCTAGTTTTGAAACCGATTTTTGGTTGGAATGTGTTCTCGCCAACTGCACGAACCATTTGTAATGGAACGTATGGGCAATAGAACATACCTGCATCATAAGGGTTTGTTCCTCTATAACCAACAGTCAAGTAGTCTGAACCTGCATAAGGGTCAACGTATACTTTAACTCTACCGTTTAGAACACCAGCAAAAGTATTGCCTGTGTCATCTACGTTTAGAGATGTTGATAAAGCAGGTGCGTAATCTAATACTCCTGCCATTGAAAGAGCAGATGCTACGTCTGAAGAACATAGAATAAAGTTTCCTTTACCTCTACGAGTTTCTTTAGCGATTGCATTTGATTCTCTTTCGATTTGGAACAATAATCCTTTAAATTTCTCAACTGACCATCTTCCGTTTGCATCAACGTCTAAGTTGAATGTACCTGCAGAAGCAGCTGCAGAAGCACCTGTTTTTGCTTGGATGTTGACATTTCTGACAACTTCACGGTTGATTTCAGCAAGAATTTCTGATGAAAGAATATTTGCTAATTCTGATTCTGCGTCAAGACCGTGGATTGCTTTAAGGTCTTGTGCAAGTTCTAGTGTGTATTCTGCTTTTAATGCTCTTGACTTAGCAGTAACTGTAGCTTTCTCAATTGAGAAACCCATCTGAGCGAAACCATTTGATGCTTCTACATCTCCAAGTGCCTCTGCTGATGCAGTAGACATACCTGAACCTGTATCACTAGCATAAGAACCGTTGAACGGGTCTCCTGTTTGTGCAGCAAGTGGGCCGGCAGCAGTAGGGTTAACGCCTGCAGAGTAATCACTCTGTACTTCGTCAATTCCCATTGCTTCAGATTTAGTTAAACGTGTTCCTGATGGATAATCATTATATCTTGCTTTCATAGCAAAGATTAATCCAGTAGGGCCAGTCATTGGTTGAACTCCACAAATGTCGTACGCAACGAGATTTGGCATAGCACGTCTTACTAGGGATATTAAAATCGGGTCCCAGTTAGATATACCTGTTCCAGTAGCATTTAAAGGTGCAGCTTCTTGTAGATTTTGTTCTGCAAGGGCTTTCTCTTGGTTTTCCAAGATAACTGCAGTAACAGCACGTTTGTAGTTGTCTTCGATTTTAGGTAAATCGGAGTGTTCTAGAATCGGTTGCCACTTTTCTTGTAAGTTTTCTGATAAAAACATTTTATTTTTCCTTTAAATTAAACTCTAACCTAATGGTGCGAGTTTTGTTATTGCTGAAGAGTACTTCGCCATTGTTGGGTCTACTGATTTCTCTGTTTGTTCAACTTCGAATTCATTGTCACCTTCAACAACCAAGGTCTCAGTAACTACCTTTTCACCTTCTGCAGGGAAGTAGGCACTTTTGATTTCTGCAATCTTCTCTTGGAAGTCTGCTTCGTCTTTGTAATCTACTCCTTCAGCAAGTGAAGATAGTTTTTCTTTTTGCGTATCAGTCAAGTCCGAAGACGCTTCTGACACAACATTTCCTCTCTTGAGTGTATCTAATTCTTCAACGATTGCCATGTTTTGAGACACTTCACCGTCTAGTTTAGCTTCCATCTCTTCGAGACGATTTGCGAGTTCATCGATAACATCATACTTATCTTCAGGAACGTCAACATAATGTTCTACGAACAATGTTTTCAATCCATCAATAAAGTTTTCTGTCATTTCTGACCTCAAACCACGTTCTATTGCGAGTTCGTTTTCTTTCGTCCACTCTTCTGCACAATATGTTAAGTACTTATCAACTGCTTCCGTAAGGTCACCTTTAACAGTATCAACTGTAGTTTTTAATTCTTCTTGATATTTAGCATCAAGTTCTTCTTTGACTTCCTGTACTTTTGATTGTACAGCAGCCTTAAAGATAGTCTTTGCTTTCTCAGCATTTTCTTCTGATAAGTCTAATGCTTCTGAGATTGCTGATAGGTCGTCATCTATTTCAATCTCGACTAATGAAGATTCAACGTCTGCAGAAACTTCTTCTGCGACTGCATCTTCTTCTATAACTTCTTCAGATACTTCTTCAGACATAGACTCAAGGATTTCTCCTACTTTGTCTTCATCCATAGTTTTCAAAGACTCAACAACTGCTCTTGCAACTTCTGCTTTAGTCAAACTTTCGTCCTCTTCAGATTCAGATATTGTAGACAACACTGATTGAAGTTCTTCCTTAGTCATTTCCTTCATATTGTTGACTATAGCTTTTATTGATTCCATCTTTGAAGGTTTTGCATCTTCTTTGATTTTCTCTTGCTTTTCAGCCTTACCAGCACCTTTCTTCTGAGGGTCACCTTCATTTGAAGGGACTTTCTTCTCAGCGTCTTTTACTGCTTTAACTGCTTTGTCAACAGGATTGGTTTCAACTGGGACGACTTCCGCTTTACCCGACTCAATAGACTCGGCATCGGATGAACCTTGTTTGACGGGTTTTTTATCACCTTTTTCAGCTTTAGCGTCAGGTTGTCCTGCCTCTAATACTGTTTCTACAGTTTCATCAACTGTAAGGTTATTTTCTAACTCTGCCATTTTTTTCTCCTGTTTTAATACTTTAATGTATTACTTTATTTTATTTATATGTTATAGACTCTCAACGAACCTTTTCCATAGATTTAACTTAGTTTCTTCTAACTTATTTAGTCTTGCAGATTTAAGAGTTCTTTGGAAGTCTTCTGCTTGGTGAGCAGTTAATATTCCATCGGCACCCATAATCCACTCGACACCTTCCATTATTCCTTCGACAAACGCCTCAGGAGCAGATGGGTCTGCAACGATATCGCCTGCAGTAGCAAGTTGAAAATCGTCTTTAACATATTGTGCATTTCCCTTTTGTTCTAAAGAACCAAGTCCTCTAGAAGATACTCCGAGTTTTGCACCATCATTAATGAGAGCTTTTACAATCTCTCCGTTTGGAGTACTTAAAATCTTTGCTTTTCCAATATAGTTCTTACCTTCTAGGGTAAGTGATTGGATAAGATGCGATACTTTGTCTAAATTAATAGTTGGGCCTTCAGGGTGTCCTAACTCACCAAAAGCACGTTGTTTTTCAACAAACTCTTTGTTGTAACGGTCTACTTCCTTCTCCATAATATTTTTTGGATAGACTCTACCGTTTCTGTTTTTAATATCTGATTGCATAAAGACACCTTCTATAAAGTAGTCTTTACCACCGTTTTTTGCTTCGGTGATTATGGGAGCAATCGTATCGTTAAACTCTGCTATTAATTTCATTTACTATTTCCTCTATTGTGACATCAAATTCTTCACCCATATTTTGCATAATATTCTTAATGTCTTTAAATTCTTTCTCTGCACTCTTTAGGTCTTTGTAAGGACTAGTCCCCGTAAAGTTTTGACCATTTACAAATGCGTGTACTTTACCTTTACTCATTGCAAATACTATATCAACGAGTTTTCCATTAATTTTTACACTATCTTTTTTGAGTTCTTTATGACCTGAAGGAAGTTTAAACTTCGCTTCCTGTAACTCTTCCATCATAGTTGTAAAACTTTTCATGTTAACCTTCCGATTCTTCAGCAGGAGTGTCCATCCAGTTGGTCTGTTTTTCTACTCTTTTAAAATCAACTGTTTCTGCAGCTTTTTCTTTGATACCTTGTTGTATTAGTTCTTTTGCACCCTGCAATTCACCTTTTTCAATCGTATCAACTATTTCTCTTGCTATTTCACTCATTTATTGTCTCCAATTTCGTTCGAATCATAAAATCCGTCATTATCACCAGTATCACCATCACCCTTCTCGTCTTCGATTTGTCCATCAATTAACTTGATGTCCTCTTCTGTTTGTCTTAGGATATACTTTCTGACATACTCTTTACTGAAGTATTGTCCTACATATTCCTGAGCAGTTTGTAGTGCATCTAATCTTTCTTTAAAAATCTCTTGTTCTTTTAATTCAGTAAAGTGATTGTCTGCAGTGAAGTCATATTGTACAAAGTCTCTAAACTTGTCAAACTCTTCACCAGTTACTATCTCTTTAAGAACCAATTGAGTTCTTAATAAATCTGTAAATGCCCTAGCAAACTTCTTCTGAAGTCTGTTAGTGAACTTATTAAACTTAAGTTCGTCTCTAGAAATCTCAGAAGAACGACCCATATTGAATCCATTCTCTGCTTCCATTCTAGAACTAGGAACATTTAATGACTGATATAACTTCTTCTTGAAGTATTCTACATCGTCAATTTCTGCAAGGTTTTGTCCACCTGGCAAGGTTGTAATTTCCGTTCCTCTACCACCTTCTCTTCTAGGTAACCAAAAATCTTCTAACATACTCATATGTTTTCTATCATCTTTGATTTCACCTGTATCTGCATTATAAACAAGTTTATTTCTATACTTATTCATAACATCTGCAAGATACTGTTCTGCTTTTGCCTTAGGAAGATTACCTACGTCTATGTAAAATATTCTTCTTTCAGGAGCCCTAGATAATCTATAGATTACTAGTGCATCTTCCATCATTGATAACTGATTTGCAGTCTTCAATGCCTTATGCAAATATCCTATAACTGCATTTTTGTTAAAATCTAACAATCCTGAAGTTGTATAACATACTGCCTCAGGTGCAATTCTTACTGTTGTACCTTCATTAGTACCAGTTTTGTCAAATCCTTTATCGTTAAAAACGTAAAATTCCTCAACTTTAGTTATGACTTCGACACCCTCTTTAGGGTCTTTCTTAGTCTCAACATTTCTAACCTTCTTAATCTTAAGAGGGTCAACTTGTCTAATGTCAACTAAACCTTGCTTAGTTCTTTTGCCATCGACAACTTTATGGAAGTATATCCTTCCATCAACGTACCATTTTCGGAAAATTTCATGAGAGTTCTGATTGAACTTCATCATTGATAAGATGTTGTAAAACTCGTCTTGCATCTTGGTTTTGATGCTATCAGAGAGTTTCACATCTCTGAGGTCGAGTGTTACTATCCTATCGGCACTATCCGAAGTGATACACTCATTAACTATATCTTCAATAGCTGCATCGCA